GTTTCATCACGGGCTCGTTCCTGAGCCTCATACAGCTTCTCATTCGAGGGACGCTCCTCGACGCGCCGCTCTCCACCACGATAGAAGGTTTTGGCATCTTCCTTGATCTCACCAAGAGCCTCTAATCTCTTCCTTGGATCCCAATGCAGAGCAGCCTTTCCTGCACCCTTAACCAACTCCCAACCACTCGACCAACGGCTCTCCGTAGAACCATAGGATCCCATCTCTCTAATTGCTTCTTGTTGGGCTCCAGTGATCTCCCCCTTCTCAGCTGCCGCCTTGGCCATCTCTTCAGGAGTCAGCTTCCGACCACCCCACTTCTTCTTCCAAGCCACCTGGACAGAATGAGCTGCTTCGGCTCGCTTTTCCCTCTCCTGTGCCTTCTCAACCTCAGTGACCCCGGAGCTGAAGTTGGGTAATGCTGCCTTGAACCCACCCAGCAGCTGCTGCCAGATCTTGATGGCATCTTTGATCATGGGCACAAGGGTGTTTACCATGAATGACAAAAGATCACGTTGGAGATCCTGCACCCCCTCAACAAGGAATGCCGTCTTGGCTCCGATCCCAACATTCTTGGCCTCGATACCAGCCAGACGCTTTACCACCCCAGAGAAGCCCTCCTTGGACGCCTGGAGCGCCTGTTTCTCGATGGGCTCCATCTTCTTCTGCATCTCTTCAATGGCTTTGAGCTTCTCCTCCTGGGTCTTGCCAGTGTTGTTGGCCTCCTGCAATTCCTCGACCTGATCCAGTGTCAATCCGGTCAACTGAGACAGGACGATGTTGGCCTCCTGCATCTCGGGAGCTTTGCCACCAACACCCTGGACACCGTACTGAGTGGTCACCTCGTCCAACATCTTCATCAGGTTCGCAGCCCCGCCCTCTCCCTTGATCCCACGCTGCTGCATCTTCTGAGCTTCATAGAAGCTCGTGGTGCTACCGGGCTTGCCGAATCCCAGCGACTGCATGACGAGGGCCTGGCCAGCTTCCCCAGCTCCGGGGGAGATCATTGCCTGATCCAGCTGGCGGAACATTGCTGCTGCTCTGCCAGGATCATTCATCCCTGGCATCTTCGAGATGAATGCGAGATTCCTGGTAATGTCCCCCAGCCCCACCTGCCCAGCTTGGCGACCCCCTTGCTCACGGGCAATGGCTGCCACGTTCTGCAAGTAGTCCGGGAGGCGAGCCTTCTCCAACCCAGTCGCCATACCGGAAGAGATCAGCTTCTCCAGCTCCCGGACTCCAGTGTCCCGCTTTCCGAACTTGTACCCGGCGCTGCGAAGGCTACCCATGATCCCAGTAGCCTCACCCACATCCATTCCACCGCCCGCCATGGCGAACTGCTGCGCCCGGTAGACGTTGCCGATGTCACCCGTGGCCCGCCCAACTGCTGCAGCTTGCTGATAGGTAGCCGAAGGCCCGTAGCCCAGGTTGACGCCACCAACCCCTCCAGAGGCCCGCAGCGCCCCACGGAACTGCTTCATGGAGCTGCCCATGCCTGCCAGAGGAGCCATGGCCTGGCCCGCCTGGAGGTAAGATCCGTAGGCCCCCTGGACGCCCCCCATCATGAAGCCCAGGAGCCCACCGCCCACACTAAGGGCGGTGTTCATGGCAGCCCGAGGAGCCGATCCTACCTTCTGCCCGGCCCACTGTGCCCAACCCCCTTCAGGTCGGGCAGCGAGGTTGGAGAACCCTGTTCCTTTGCCGAGACCCTTGGCGAAGTTGGCCCAGATGCCCTGGGCCTTCTTGCCTTCTTCCTGGACGGCTTGACCTTGAGCCTTGAGGGACTTGGTGGTCTTTTCGATCTCCTGGCGCTTACCACGCTCAGCCGCCTGAGTGGCGGCTAGCCCAGCTCGAACTTCCTTGGTAGTGTCGGCGACAGCCTTCTTCTGATCTGTCTGGGATTTGATGGACTGCTTAGCGAGGTTCGACACCTCAGCCCGCAGCTTGGCCATCTCCCGGATCAGCGCCTTGAACTCGTTGCTGATCCCCTTGCTGTCGAGCTTGATGGTAAAGAGTACTTTGTCGTCAGCGCCAGGCATCTCGTACTCCAGCTAGTAGGTTTCGGAGAACCCCTCGATGTCGATCTGTTCCTCCTGAGCTACTACTGCAGCACGATGCTGCTGGTGTTGCTCTCGCTCCCACTGCTGGCGATCCTTAGCCGGCAAGCCTTCAAACAGATCAGGCACCAACCCCTGGGCGATCTCTTCCTCCCACTTGTCGATCAAGGGGTCGCCAGTCTTGAACACTACCTCGCCAGTCTTGGTCTTCTTCGCCTCCAGCGAGTTCTTCTGGTAGTAGTCCTCCCAGAAGGACACCATCAACTCAAGCTCCGACGCCTCCTGGAACAGCTCATGGTTCGAGGGAAGATCGAACTTGTCCTCCCACCACCGCCGCAACAGATCCAGCAGTCCCGGGTTGTTCACCCGTTCCGAGGCTGCCGCTTTGGCCGCTTCCCACAGCGGGCGCGGCTCCCCGCTGTCGATCACGAAAGGTGGTCTCGAAGTCCATCACCTTCTTGTAGACCTCGCAGAGGATGTCCAGCTCCATCAGCTCGTTGAGGTTGAACCACATGGGCTTCTGGATCAATGCATACTCCAGATGCGCCATCATCTGATGAATCCAGTCCGTCTGCTGGTCGATGCCCCTTCCCGGGGTGTTCTCATCGTAGTAGAAGCCGCCGTTCAACTGAACCCGACGCACGTTGACCAGGCCAGCCTCGCGGATCGACAACCGCTTGGCAGTGAACTGGCCTTCGAGCACCTTCCCTTCCTCGCTGAGACATCGCAGGAAGAACTGGTTCTGTCGATCAATCGGAGCTGACTCACGAAGCTTTTCGATCCCAGCAGGGGAACTCTGTGCGCTCATCTGATCCTCCTTCTGTTATCCACCAGGTCAGGAACGAACTAGATGCCGTGCTCCGTCTCGTCCTCCACCCGGATCGCCACGAAGTTCACGTTGTCCGACACCAGACCACGCGCATTCGTGTCCCAGGTGTGTCCCGAACACCGCACGCCCGTGAAGTAGGCCATGGACTTCTCGACGCCTTCGATGGGCTTGGCGTCGGAGATGGTGGCAGTCAGGGACGAGGACGTGATCACGTCGGACAGCTTGGGGAAGATGCCCAGCGCCTTGACCGACTGGCCAATGACACGGAACACCCGCGCCGTCAGGCTGCAGCGGTAGGCAACCGGAACGTGCTCCTTGACCTCCAACAGATCAAGGCAGTCCACCGGCTCGTACTGGATCGTCTCCTCACCGTTCACGTCACTGGCGTAGCCGATGGGGTTGGGACCGATCTTGAACAGAGCGCGGGGACCGGAGAATACCTGTGGCACACCGATGTTGTACTTGTCGGGCGGGATGATGGGCATGACACACTCCTATCCTGCGTTAGGGATCCAAACTGATCTTTCGAGGCTAGTTCACCGAAGGAGGACCGTGGGGGTTGGTCCGTTCCAGAGTGAACCGGGAAAGCGTGGGATGGGGCAGAGGCACCAACCGGGGCGTACCCCAGCCCACAAACCTGTGCCTGGTGGACAGCAGCAGGTAGATCCATGGTACTTGACCACTTTCGGGGGGTCAAGTACCGAGATCGGTAGGAAAAGCAAGGGCTTCCCCCGTGAGGAGGAAGCCCTGCGCCCTACCACCGAAGCGGGAGGGGGAGCTGACTACGCTGGCGCGGTGAAGGCTGCCACAGCGTCCCTGGCAGCCTGCAGGGCCGCAGAGATGAGGTAGCCACCACCGTGGCCCTGGGAGCCCGCTCCAGCATGCGGAGAGCCGATGTGGAAGGGCTCTGCCGCCGAAGCACCCAGGTAGCTGGGGACGGAAGCCCCCAGGAGCTGGAGGAGCAGCACCACGGCGTTGACGAAGTTGGGGCCAGAGCCGTAGGGGTTGCTCTGGCTATCACCCTTGCCCTTGCCACCCTCCAGGACCACCAGATCCTTGTCGATGGAGGTGAACTCGATGCTGTAGGTGTCCCCCGTCATGGGAGCCGTGGGGAGCGCCCCACCCGCGAAGGTGAGCACCCCAGTGGTGTTGGCGATCACGTAGGCCGACACGCCCGCGAGGGCAGCCGTCACGTCGCCCACGAACGTCACCTTGGCCCCCACGAGGCTGCCGGCGGTGTAGGCTCCGGTGTCCACCAGCGTGGTGGCGGTGCCGTCACCACTGGCAGTCAGACCGCTCACGTCGATCAGACCCGTGAGCGCCCGCAGGAGATCAGCAGCCCGATTCCCGTTGAGGTAGGGCGGGGTGGGGTGCGACGAGGTGTGAGTCACACCGTCAACGACGGGCAGAAGAGTGTTCTTCAGCGCCGTCAGCTGGGCATCAACAACAGCAGGGATTGCGATTGCCATGGTTCGTTCTCCTTCCTACTAGGCAGCCTGCGACGGCAGCTGCAGGTAGATGTCGTTGAGCTGGAAGTTGATCCCCACACAGGGGAAGATCTCAACGCGGATGGTGGCGATGTCGCCACTGATGGTGACGCGGTAGTTGTGGTACGCCTTAACGAAGGCTCCCGTTCTGGGATCAGTGCTGTCCACGATGATGTTCTGGCCCCGGCACTGCTCCAGGTACTCGCAGCCGGTGTCCTTGATCCCCTGGGCGTTGGTCGGGGTGGCCTTGACACCCGTGAACCGATCCTCAAGGAGGGTACGGTGCCCGTAGGAGACATAGCGCACGGCATCCCGCACGCTGCCCTCCATGTAGGCCATGTTGTCATCGTTGACCCAAGTGGTGATGTCACGAACCCACCGAGTCCCCTTGCCGGTGATGGTCTCTGCGAACAGGCAACCTGCCTGGATCAGGATGTTGCCGTCGGTGCGGTCCTTGGGATCCCAGCTGGGGTCCTGGCCCATCCCGAACGTCCCGATGTACTTGTGGGTGAGCGGCTCACCCACTTCGGGCATCCCTGCCCGCATCCCAGCCGCCAGCACTGCCGACGACCAGTAAGGGAACTGAACCAGGTTGCCGTCCACGTCGAGCAGCTGGTGCCACTGGGCGCTCAGCTGGATGTCGGGGTTGTTGATCTTGTTGGCCATGGCGGTGTAGGCGGTCTTGGTCTTCTTCACGCCCATGTACCCGCCACGCTCCGACTTGCCGATCCCGTTGGCGACCGACAGGTGGGAGACCAGCTGCGCCGCCACCGAGTCCAGCGTGAAGGTGGAGCCCAAGCCCTCGTCAGCTCCATCACGATCCGCCAGCACCACCACCGAGTTGCAGCGCATAGTGAGCAGCTTGTCGAACCCGGTCTGCCACGCCGAGTTGCTGCTGGTGCCTCGGGTGCCACCCGACAGGTACTTGTAGCTGTCCCCGACCACCGTGATCACCCCACCGAAGAACTCAGGACGACCCGATCCGGCACCCGTGCCCGTACCCGTGGCACGAGAGGCAGTGATGACGTTGCTGAAGCTGTTGACCGCCGTGACTGCCGCCTTCAGATCCTGGCGGAAGGTGTTGTTCCAGGTGGCCACTGGGCTCTGGGTCGGGTTGGGAGCCGTGGTGACGGCTGACCGATCCGTGAGCAGATCCACTGCCGTCGCTCCGGCATCGTAGTCGAAGTCCTTGGCCAGGGTGGTCTGCCCATTGATCCCATCACCCACGTAGGCGGCGTAGCCTGCCTGAGCGTTGATGAGATCGACCAGACCCTGCAGCGTCAGGCCAGCGGTAAAGGTCAGGTTGAGATCCTGAGCCGCCGTCCCGCCATCCTTGGCCAGCATGGTCTTGAAGCCAGTGGCCTGGCTGGTGGACCCCAGCATGGTGCCGGTAGCCGAAGTGACGTAGCGGATCTCGTAGGTGTCCCCGGTCTCAGGCTTGGTGATCCAGTCCTTGGACAGGGTGAGCACCGAACTGACGCCTCCCGTATTGGCAGAGATCTGACGCTTCTGCCCCACACCAGCGCCGCCCGTGATCACCACCACCATGTTCTGCAGTTCGTTGGCAGCCAGGTTGATCCCAGCCTCCAGCGTCATGGTGTTGCTCGCCACAGCGTCGGCATCCAGCGTCCCCGACCAGACCTTGCCCGAAAGGATCTTGAAGGTCTGGCCACTAGGCGACCCACCCAGCGCCGCCACCGTCAGCGCCGTGGCACTGTTGGTAGAGATCTTGCGGAGTGCCTTGGGCGTGCTGTTCACCTCGACCATCAGGTTCATGAAGGCATCAACCGTCCATGCCTTCGTGAGATCCACGATGCTGGTTGTGGTGCTGGTGACATCACCTGTCCCCGTGTCACGAATGACCTGAGTGGACTGGCCGGTGTACTCCACCTGCAGAATGGGCTTGCCGCCGAAGTCATCGCTGATCTGCGACTTCTTGTTGTAGGTGGTGGTCCACGACTGCCCTGTCAGCGCCCCTGGCTCATACTCGAACTGGATGCCGTTCGTGTGGGCACCGTAGTCCACCGAAGTCACCACCAGCTGAGGAGACATGATCTCCACCGTGGTGCCGGTAGCCGGAGCCGACGAGAAGGCTGGGGACACCGTGACGGTGCCGGCAGCGTTCGCCGTGATCGCACGAGTGACACCACCGATGCGCAGAAGGTTGCCCTTCATCTCATCGGTGGTGAGTCCACCCGTGGTCAGATTGATCAGCGTGGTGCTGCTGCCCGCAGCTGCCGTGTCCGACTTCTCCACATGGTAGAGAGTCAGAGTCGCCTGCGTGCCGTTGTTGACCTTCACGCAGACAGCACGGAACGCCCCACCCGGAACCCGAGGATCGCCCGAGGGGTTGAACAGCGGCTTCAGAGCGTTGGCGATGGGGCCGCTGAAGTACTTCTCCTTGGCCAGCGCCGGATCGTCGATGATGGTGATGTCGTTGCTGCCGCCATCCGCTTCACCGATGACTCCGATGATCCCGTTGGTGGCCAAGCCGATCTGGTTCAGGGCATTGGCGTTGACCCTGGTGAGGCCACCGGGACGGAACATTGTGATCCCGTTGAACGTAACCGAGCGAGTCATGGTTCCCTCCTAGTAGCTCTTGAAGATCGCATCCCACTCGGCTGCGGTCTTCCGGCCAGCTGTGTCAGCGAAGGCAATCATCCCTGCCTTCCAATGGGGCTTGAACCCCTTGGCAGAGAACCACCGATCAAACGTGATCAGCGGCAGGGTTTCAACTGCTGGAGCCGGAGACTCGCTGACCGGAGCCTGCCCGGCTGCGGGCTGCACCTTCTTCTGCTCAACGAACTTTGGCATTGTTACTCCTCCAGGTCCAGCTGAGTCTCGAACACGATTCTCTCAGGATCGTTCACGTCCTGGACATCGGGGTCATGGACCGTGATCCCTATGGACTGAATGTCCTTCACCATAACCGAGTCGCTGAGCCGGTACACGTCAAACGAGTAGGTGAAGTCCAGCATCAACGACCGCTGATACGCATTCGTAGGGAGATACTCTGACTTCGGCAGATAGTCAGTACCCGACATCCTGAGGTTCATGAAGCCGTTCCCCAGCAGGAACGATGAGTTCATGAACATGATGGCCTTGCAGATCATGTAGAGGTAGACCACCAGCTCTGGAGCCTGAGCCGTGATCATGATCTGGTACTGGGCCTGGTAGTGGGCTCCAATCCGCTCCACCAAATCACCAGCGTTGAAGACCTTCGAGGGCTCTCCAGTGATAGTAGGGGCCTGCCCCACCACCTTGAACACCGTGGTGTCATCCGGGATCGTGTCCCAGACAGGGCTCACCTCGATGATGGTGTCAGCTCCGATCACTGGCGTGACCGACAGCACCTTCCGTCGTTGACCCGCCCCTGTACCCTCAACCAGGATTGCCCAAGCTTCCTCCTGGAAGGGATCGTACAGCGGCATGTCCAATCGGCTGGCTGTGATCGTGTTGGCACTGCCCCCAGTGGCCTCCAGAGCCGACATCAGCACCCGTTGGCTTGCCTGCGTCACAGGAGTGACAGACCCCTTGGTGCCCCCCACCAAGAACGGAGCCGAGACCGCTGCCGCTGTAGCCGGCTGCATCACATCGCTGAGGAACTCATCGCTCTCAGTCTCGTTCCTCAAGATGATGGTCAACGAGGGAACCTTCAGGCTGTCATCGGGATAGTTGATCCCAATGTCGATGGTGTTGTCCCGCACGAACTGCCAGATCTGCTGTAGATCATCCTGATGGATGTTGCGGAACAGCACATCAAGCAGACTCCGATTCTGACGGAGCTGCTGGATCCCCTGCACCAGCACCTGCTGGAGTATGTACTCAGGGATCAAACTCATATGGCTAGCCTTGCCAGCAGTGGCCCAATGACCTTGGGAAACTGCTCCCTGAGGTGCTCCTTCACCTTGTCGCGGTAAGGGGCTCCCAGATCTCTACCTGTTCCCAGGGGCCTGAACCCAGGGTGTTGCCACCCGCTGGAGTCCTGTGTCAGCCGTCGCCACTTGTCGGGCTTGCTCTGGGTCTTCACATCTCGGGTGCGGAAGGGCACATCCAAGAAGACCGTGGGCTTCTTCCCCCCAGGGTTCCGCTTGGAGTACTGCGACCACCGCTTGGCGGCATCGCTGGCGAGCAGGCCCTTCTTGATGTCAAAGGATCCCACGCCAACTTCGATAGCCGTCACCAGGAAGTTGGTCCTGGCATCGGAGTGATGCAGGGAGATCTGGTAGGTGTCCTCGTCGATCTTCTTGAGATCAAGAGCCTGGCGGTAGTCCCGCAAGGTCTTCTTGAGATGCTTGCCCGCCTCGTCCTTCCAGAACCTGAAGGCATCGTTGGCCAGATCCCGCAGGCCCCTGCGGGCAGCCTTCTGCATCGCTGTCTCCAGCTTGTCCAGCGAGATGCCCGCCGTGAACGTGACGTTCATCATGGCTACACTGGTTCGATACGGGCACAGAAGGGCACTCGATCTCCAACCCGGAGGTGAGGGTCCTGATTCAGGATCACAACGTGTCGCTTACGGAGGAGCACCCTGGTTCCTAGATCACGGTTGCGGTCTCTCCTGACGCTAGGGGGCATGAAGGCGATCCACTCCAGGTACGCATTGTACTTGATCGTGTATCGCTTGCCTACTGCTGGTTGGTTCCCCATCCAGGTCACTACTCGGCTACCATCCAGTTTGAAATCCCCGTCGCTGTAGACCTTCCCGTCTTCGTCCTCGCACCACACCGCATCCGTAGCACAGTACCAGATTCGATCTTCATTGGGAGCGAGATGGGTCACCCGGCTGCTGTTCTCACTAGCAGACCCAGCACCCCTCAAGATCACCTGACCATCAGGGATAGGCTGGCCCCAAGTGAAGGTGATCATGTCCCCGGCAGTCACCTGGTAACCCGGCTTCACCGAGAGCACACAGTCACCGGGCTCTGCCCAGCCCGTCTCGATGCGTTGCTTCTGCTCGCTGATGCCAGTGATCAGACCCACCACCTTCCGAGCATGCCGGAAGAGGTAGCCATCTCCGTTGCAACGAGGACAGCTGACGATGGTACGACGCCGAGGGACTTGACCGTCCCCCTGGGTGATCTGCCCAGCCATGGTGTCTTCGAGGTTGCAGGTGCAGCGGATTCCCGTCTCGTGAAGGAGGTTCTCTCCTCGGTTGTTGATGAAGCCCTCGTGGAGCGGGAAACTCCAATCCACACCGGATCCTACGGCAAGACCCCGTGGGTAGGCTGGTTTCCGGTTGTCGCTCTCGAAGCTCATGTGCCCCGCATTATATCAAGATCGCTGGATCAGTCTACCAACGATCAAGCCACCATGACGTTCAACCCACGGTAACGACACCGCAAGTTCTTGATCTCTCGGTTGATGAACAGGTTGCACTGCTCGATGCTGGCTCCGAACGTACCGTACATGGCTGAAGCCGTGTAGGAGACGGACTCGCTCACGCCGTCCCTGCTCACTGACTGGGAGGCCAAGCCTCTGCGGTATGCCTGGCCAGCGACGATGTAGCCCTCGATGGCTGCCTTCTTGGACAGGATCTCGATGACCACTGGATCAAGATTCCTCATCCCAGCAACGAGATCGAAGTGCCAGAAGTTGGGCAGCTCAATGACCCCACGCAGGGACTCGACCCATACCAGGCCAATGTACTGGAAGGCGATCTGCTGGTTGAAGGGCACCAGCTGTGCCATGCCGTTGGCCTGGGTCCGTTCCACCCATGGGAGCGCCACGTCAATGATCCTGACGTTGGCAATCTGCCCCCACAGCTTCTCCACCTTGAGCATCTGGGGGTAGGGGAACATGATCTCGATCCATCTGGACGGGATCACCGGGTAGAAGGTCAGTGGCTGACCCAGAAGGTCGAAGTCAGGAGTCACACTCCCGGGCTGGGTGTGGTCAGTGCTGACCCGAGTGGGCTCCAAGAAGACCGACACCTTGTCGTTCTCCCACCAGTCGCAGGCTTGCTCGATCCACCTACGGATCTGCTCGTCCTCTATCGTGAGCTTGTCTACCAACAACTCCTCAACCAAGCTCTGAGTGGGCAGGAGCACCGTACTCTTCACCCGAACCTGGATGTAGCTGGAGCCCTCGCAATCGAGCTTCAACAAGTACACCCCGGGGCCAGGGATGGGAACCAGCGGCCCGCCACCCCAGGACAGCTGCCGCACCACGGGAGGACCAGGTTCGTACACGTAGGTCAGTGGGGCGAAGATCAGAGGGTGGTTGGGGCTCACCGCCTCCACATTGATCCCTGTGATCTGCTGAGGCTGGAACTTGACTGCAAACACCGCATTGGCACTCAAGTCCAGACCAAAGAAGTAGCTGCGCTTCAGCTGACTCACCGTGATCAGACTAATCGGGAAGTCGGCAGTGTCCGTAGTGATGTTGGCATTCGTGACTGAGGTGCAGCGCACGAAGTAACGCCCCCTACGGACCAAGTGGATGTAGTCAGCGTCATAGAGATCAGGGAGGAACACACTCACCAAGCCGGTCTGGGGATCCGTAGACCCCGAGATGGTCACGTCCTGGGTCCACACTGCCACGTCTCGGCTGCGACGGGCCTTGATCAGCTGGAAGCGCAACACTTCACCACTCATGTTGCCGCCACCACCAGCAACCCAAGTGATCCCAATGGTGTTGCGATCCAGCTCGAACTTGCTGTACTCATCGTAGTCGAGACTGAGACTGATGCTTGTCGGTGCCGCCATGGTCTCTCCTACGGCAAGGTGAACAGCTTAGCCGTCGTCTCCGCAGGCACTACCAACGTGCGACGGTAGTTGATCCTGGAGATAGTGATGTCCACGGTCGCTCCCTGAACCAGCTCCAGAGCGAAGAACCCAGCTGAGTCGGTCTGAGAGGACATCATGTCGGAGCTAACCCCTCCGATGTTAGGGTCAGCACCAATGATCTGCGGCATGGCCACCACACGAGCACTCACTGCCACCCCGGTCAGTGGCTGGCCCTTCATGTCCACCAGGTTCCCCGTCAGCACACAAGTGCTGAGGGAAATCGATCCTGGAGTGTAGTCCGAAGCCGAGACCACGAACGCCTGACCTACGAACTGCCGGATCGCAGGGGAGGGCAACCCCCCGTTCCCGTTGATCACGTAGAGGAAGGTCCCCAGGACGTTCAGGTCAACCCCACTGAACAGGATCTCGTAGACCCCGTTGCCATTCTCGCGGAACTCGGGGCTGGTCAAGACCTTGACCACGAACGCCGACTGTGTGGCCTTCTTGCACGCCACATCGACGAGGCTGTATGTGATCCCGGTCCTGGGATCACCAGTGTTGACGTTGGCGGCGATGAAGGGCAGCCAGGTCGCAGTTCCTTGCTTGACTTGAACGTATGCCATCGCTCACTCCTACCAGATGACCGGGGTGTGATCCACCGTATCATCCTCTGGAGCCACCTTCAACTCGCCCATCATCGGCACGTTGGTAGCGTCACTGCCGCCATCTTGTATACAGGTGATGAAGTAGTCGTCCACGTTGTTGGGGTTGACGATGGTAGAGGTGTCGAAGCCGTGAATGTGCCCCGGTCGATTCAGCTCGTACTCACCAGGGCTGGCGGTGGGGGAAACCTCTACCAGAGCCTGCACCAGGCTCGCCACAGAAACAGAAGTCTTGAAAGTGTTGTCACTCCAGTCGAAGTAGAATCCGTCGCTGTTACGACGGATCTTGATCTTGATGTTAGTCTTCCCCGGCAGCGGGAGACCGTTGGTGTCCACCACCAGGACTACGATGGGCTCCTTCTCGCCCTGGTGTATTTGGATCGTGAACGTCACTTGCGTCCGTTCCTCTTGACTGCGCACTCATGGCGCATGGTCTCTACTCGCAGCTTCGCCACCGACGCCAGCTCCATCAACTTGGAGTTGGTGAACGAGGCTACTTCGCTCATCGCCATGGCCCGCTCGTACTTGTGCTTGCTACGGAGACCTCTTTGGATCTCCAGAGCCTGAGCTAGCTGCTCCTCCGACAGGATCCCATCGGCGATCATCAGCTTGCCCATGAGCATCTCTACGGTGGCCCGCTGCTGTTCTGACACCACCTCGTCCAAGCGATCTCTGGTGATCAATCCCATGTCCACCAGGATGTTTCCCAGGGAAGTCCGATCATCCTTTGGGCTCATCGCTCGCTCCTCAAGTCGTCCCGCATCTCGTCCATTTCCTTCACCACATCTTGAAGAGAGGTGTTGGTCTTGGTGTTCGACTCCACCATCTTGATACCAAGATCGTAGAGTTTGTCAGCCAGTGTCTGGACCCGCTCACGCTCCTTGATGAAGAGGTAGATCATCACCGCCAGCACAATGCCCATCGGCCCTTGCTTCGCCAACTCCTTCAGGATCTCGTCCATGGCTTTCACCCATCCTGGGGCTCGCTACTTGGTCCGTTCATAAGAGCCGAGACAGGTGCGCAGCTCCCTTCCTTCATTCTCTCAGCGCACCGTTGCTCGATCAAGGCCATGTGCTGCTGCATCTCCACCTGGCACTGCCTCACCACCTCTGCACCAGCACGGACGAGCCTGAGATTCTTGTCTAGCCGCTCTACCTTCCTTGTTAGATCCTTCAGTTGTTCCAGCACATTCGTTAGTACGTCACGTTCTCCTGCCGTCATGTACCTCTCCCGTTGGAGCGGGCCCCAACGGGGGCTTGGACGACTCTCTGAGGAAGAACTCGAATAGATCCTGAGGAGAGATGGTCTCAGGATCCCAGTACTCAGTGCCGGGATAGTCTGCCGCCCGCAGCACCCGTGCCACCGCCTCTGAGCAGAACATCGCCTGAGCACTTCCCCAGGGGTTCTTCCACTTGCGGTGCAACCACCGACCCACCATGACCCACACCATGCCAAACAGCCCTTTGTAGTCGTAGGGCTTGTCGAGCCACTCAGCCACCTTCTTCATCCCCAACGAGATCGGGTGACGGGGGAGGGCCTTCTTGACCACTCGGTTGTGCTTCTCGAAGCTGGTCAGTGTGGTGATCCTGCAACCTCCGCGTGTGAACTCCAACACGCAGTCAGCCTCAAACTCAGAATCCCAGTACAGGATCCAAGCGTGAGAGGCAGCAGAGTCAGTGAACCACCGGATCACACAAGACAGCCAGCTGCTGCCTGTAGAGAATCCGATCCTATCTGGGATCTGGCTCATTGCTTCTTCACCAGGGATACCCCTCCGAAGGTCCCCACCAGAGCCACCAATGGATCAGAGACCCAGCGGTTGAACCACACCTCCTGGAACATCACCCAACCCCGGGGCTCAAGCACGAAGCCCTCGAAGCACTCCCAGGCATAGGCCCCTGCCAGAGATACCAGCAAGGCCAGCCACATAGGGGAAGCCACCTTGCGCTTCAGCATGACTGCGACGAAGTTGTACCCGTACACGATCCAGAAGCACAGATGGCAAATCGTCCAGGTGTCAAAGAACGTCTGTCCAGTCCTGATGGGCCACAGCCAGGTCATTTGGTCCCTCGTGCTCGCTTGGGCATCCGAGGGACCAGCCTCACTACCCTGGCCTCGTCTCTCAGCTGCTCAGCGGGAATGTCCACCATTCGTTGAGTGAAATGAGGCGAACACCGCACGGAGTCATAGGCTTCAAGAGCCCTGATCTCGTTGGCCTGTTCTACTGTCAGCTGGCTGTCGTCGATCTCAAAGGTGTGTCGGCGTGGCAATGATCTTCCAGCTACCATCACCGGGCCGCGACTGCAATTGTAGACCTTGATGATCACAGGGTCACCACCCTGGCAGTCATCAAGAACCAGCCTATCTGCACTGTATGACTGCCACCCTCGTTGTGCAGCTTGAGTCTCCCCTTCCAGTGTGGGAGCTGGGTCTTAGGTTCAACTGCAGGCAGGGTGAGATCGATGTCTCCTGATCCAAGAAGCGGGAGCTTGGCCGCATAGCGCACCAACCCCACCTCTGCCGCGATCAAGTGGAAGTGTGCTGATCCTGGAACGCCAACACTGATGGTGCCCTTTCCAGTTAGGGGCCAGTCCCACTCCCAGTAGCCGTTGTACCCAGAGGCAGTCACAGCGGGGACCGGCGTAGCGGTGCTCAAGTCCACGTCGTAGGCCCCATTTCCAACAGCTGGAGTGATCACACCATCGGTGACGTTGCAGTTTCCCGTGTTCCCCTGATTAGGCGTGACCGAAGTAGCTGGAGCTACCACTTCGAGATTGGCGTAGTCCCCGAGGGTGCCACCCGTGAACATCGCCCCACCACCCGCCAGGTAGACCAGATCGTTGAACTGCCAGTCCACTGTGGTGTCGCCATCAGTGTCACGAGAGGCACGAAAGACCTGGCCGGCTCCTCTGCCGTTGGTGGCGTGGTCGCCTACCCCAGCGATGTAGAGGTAGACGCCGGAAGGGAACAGGCAGGGAGCCGAGAACGGAGTGCCGTCGATGGCTCGTGGGTTCTGTCTCAGATCCATCAGACTGGCTCCTTGCCGTAGTGGAGGTACGCTCTCATGTTGGTCAGCGACGAGAGGTTGTCACGCACCACGAACTCCATCACCTCATCGTCGGTCAACGTGAGCGTGGCCGGCTCCGGCTTCAGGCTGAAGTTGACCATCAGCTCTGAGTTGGCGAAGGTGAAGTCGTAGCTGGGCACCATCTGCCCGAACATCTCGATGTTCTTCTTGAACGTCAGGGCCAGCGGGACATCACCAGTGCTCAGAACCTTATGTCGCAAGATCAAGCCCTGCGCGAGCCCGCCCGCGATGTTAGCAAAGGCATCGCTGTTCCAGCCCGTGCTCCCCGCCGACACGATGATGTTGACCAGCCCGACGTACCAGACCTCTCCTGCGGGGGCTGCTACCTGGAAGGTGTAGGGGCCACCAGCACCAGCAGCCACCAGGTTGAAGTCGTCGAAGTAGAACTGCTGCCCACTCTTGAGGGTGTAGTTCAGCACCAGCTTGGCGACATCGGCCCCGAGAGCGAAGTCGGAGATCGGAATGGTGACTTGCTGCCACACATTCAGATCCATGTTGGGCACGTAGTCTTCGACCTTGAGCGTGTTCCCTGGGTTGTTGCCGCCCGAGGTGCGCCATAGCACCTTCAAGCTGGAACCTGACGGGAACGCTTTGGGCTGCATCCAGAAGGTGAGGTTCTGGTAGAGCCCGGCGATGTTCTGGTTCGATCCGTAGTCGAAGCGGGTCTCCTGCCCAGCAGACCGCACACCACTGTCGAGGCCATAGGTGCCCGCATGCTTGGCGTAGGTCTCCTTGGTGCCGTAGGCTTCCTGGGTCCAGTAGGTGCCCTCGCCGTCCCAGATAATCGTGGCCCCACCAGGAGCGAGGCCATTGACGTTCATCTGCTCCGTGCCAATGTCGGTACGAAGGAACTTGGCCTTGCCCAGTTCGTACTTGGTTAGGACGAGTGGCATGGTCTACTCCTCGTACCCCTGGACGTGGACATCGACACGCTGCCCCGAGGACGACAACCGGGTGCGCCGCACGATGAACTTGAACGTGGAGCCGTTGCCAACCATCGTGGTGGTGTCCCTGGCCCTGTCGAGATCCCCGAACTGCATCTCGTAGGTAGCGTTCTCCGCGAAGAACCGGGCCACCACATGCTCAGAGGCGTCCTCGTAGATCAGTTCTACCTCCGTGCCCTTCTCTGAAGGATCATGCCCGGCCCCAACAATGACCCGCTGGAGTTTGAAGGTCTTGCCATTGGCAATGACCCGCTCCGTATCGTGAGGGCTGTTGGCGTTAGACAGCTCCAGCGGGTTGTCCGCGTAGATATTGATCTCCGTGGCCCCCGGTGGGCAAGCTGGCGGGTAGGGGACAACGATCTGGCCGGGAAGGCTACTCATCAGCGTGTCTCCTGCCAGGTGAGGGAGGCCCGCATCAGGGTGTTGCCCCCCGAGGCACCCTCATTCTTGCCCGTGATGGTCAGAATGTTCGTGTCCGTACCAAAGGCCAGCCGCCGCAGGTTGCGGGCGATATTGTTGAAGTAGCCACGAAGATCGAGATCCTTGGAGTCAATGGCGTTGGGCAGCAAGCCTCGAATCAGGGTCAACCCCCCTGAGATGGCAGTTGCGCTCTCATCGAACTCCACGCTTGACTGGGCACTGGCAGACGACCAGCTGGGGCCGGTCAAGGTCCCATCCAATACCAGGCGGTAGCTGGCCCTCTTCCCATCAGTGGCGATGGCTGCCAAGAAGGGCACCACCACCATCCGGTTCTCGATGCTGTTGTAGAGCAGCTTGGGACGAATAGAGATCAAAGGACGCTCAACAGTGCTCACCGTCACATCAGAGTTGTTGAACACGCCAAACGTGTAGTCGGGCTCGTCGGCCCCACCCTCGATCATGATGGAGCCGCAGATCGCCGCCATCCAACTTGGGCTTGACGCCCCGGTGTTCTCGATCTCCCACGTCAGCGGGAGTGTCGCCGTTCGCATGTACGGTCCAGCGATGGTGTTGGGGTGGCGCATCTGATGGAACAAGATCCCGTTGAGATACCAGTTGACCACTCCTACGCCCAACCACTGGAACTGAAGCTCCCAGATCGATCCCTTGGTGATGTCCACATTGACGCCTGACGGCCCGGTGCCATCAAGCTTGTCGTAGTTCCAGTCAGCCTGCGCCACCGGGTAATCCACCGGGGAGCCACTGGTGGAGGTGCGCCTGACTACCCTCAATGTCGTACCATTCTTCTCGAAGAACAGTCCGTCGTTGTCGTCGAAGTAGCCCCACCGCTTGGCCTGGTTGGTGTTGCCCGCGTCAGCCTGGAACTGCGTCAGCCGAATGAACATCCCGCGACCAGCTTGGTAGCGGTAGTAGTTGTGCGTGCGGAGCCGGGCCTTGTCCCCACTGGCTCCCGTGACCGAGAGCTTGATGGAACTCTGGAGCGGCAGGTGAGTGACCGTCCCGCTGCCTGCCGTCTGCGTGCCATAGTCGTTTGGATCGATCTCGTACTTGTTGATCAGATTGGCGATCTGGTATGGCTCAGCGATGCGCGTTTCGCCAAACGCGGACTGTCCCGACTCAGCCGGAATGGTCTGCAAGTTCCCGTAGATGTCGGTGCGGAGGAAGCGGGCGAACTGATCATCACTCTTGCCCGTGGCCAGCAACCCTCTGACATTGGCAGGAAGCTGAAGCTGTGGTGGGACCGCCAGCTCTACCGCATTGACTCCATCCACGAGCTTGGTTGGCCACGCTCCGCTGTTAGCCGCTTTGGTTCCCTGGGCTACCTTCCCGATCTCATTGGTCCCCACTGGGAGCTGGTCAGTGATCTTCTTGATGCCATCGGTGTCCTTGATAGACACCAGCGTCTCTTGGGTGGCTGGGTTGATCTGCGACCCGTCTGAAGCCCGGACGATCTTGGTCTCAGTGCGGAGGCGGTACACACCCCCGTCGGACACAACCGCAACAGCGTTGCCAGCGGCATCGTAGAGCACCACGGGCCAGCCGTTGTCTCCTGCGCCCTTCGTGCCCTGCGCCACCTTCCCGATCTCGTTGGTGCCTGCCGGTATGGCACTCGCCAGATCCACGTTGCCAATGTTGTTGTCTCCAGCAGGAAGCGCCGAAGCGAGATCAACGTCACCAATGTTGTTGGTCCCAGCGGGGAGAGCGTCAACGATCTTCTTGATGCCATCCGTGCTCTTGATAGCTGCCAGAGTCTCTTCGGTGGCCAGACCGTGCCCAGCGGCGAGTTTGGCCTGCACCTGAAGCCGCTTGGTCCCGCTGTCGTCGAAGACTCCAAGGACGTTCCCTGCCTCGTCGCAGAGTGCCAGCTGACCGCCCTGAACTTGAACAATGCTGAATGGCATGTCACACGTCCCTGACCATGGTGGCTGAGGTAAGGGTCTGCCCCGTGTAGCTGTAGCTCCATGTCACCTGGGCCGTGATCGTGGTGCCGTTGGCAGCGAACACCTTGCGAACCTCCTGCGTCAGCTTGCCGGTGGTGTAGGTGTAGTCGATGCTCTTGATCAGAGTGGTGTCGTTACGCTTCCACTCCTCCTTCGTGACCTTGCCGCTGGCGTAGGTGGGAGTGTAGGTACAGTCGGTGGTTCCCGTCTCAGCAGTGGGCTCGTTGTCGAGCAGGAACTCGTTGTAGGTGAGGAAGCCCCCCGCTCCACCGATGAGATCCGTTAGCGTGACAGCGGTGGGGTTCTCCTGATCCTTGAAGGTCATCTTCCCGCTGGAGCGGGAGACCATCACATCGTTGTCACGGGTGCGGGTCTCGTCAAAAGGCTCCTGTAGCTCGAACCCAGCCGCCTCAATCACATCCTCGAACGGATCAATGGGGTAGGACATCCCGGGACCGGAATCAGCATCGTCCCCGCCCAAGGCGGTGGACTCCTGCTTCATCACCTGTACCCGTTCGAGCGGCACCCGGTCCTCCTACAGCATGGTGGGGTGGGGAGGCATTCAACCTCCCCACCCCTGGTGCTACCTACTGGGGTTGACCGCTGCTACTACGCCGCCCTGCGGCCACGGTCAACGATCTTCAGGAACAGGTCGGTCGAGTTCTTGGCGAAGCCCATCTCCACGACACGCTTGCCAGCGCCAGGAGCCACGTTGGCGAGACCACCACCCGTCTTCAGGTAGATGCGGTCCCCAGCCACGAAGCCCAGGCCCGTGAGCGCCCCAGTCTTGAGGCCCACCGAGTCCACCGCCACCGGCAGCCCCGAAGTCTGGGTCGCCGCCGCGATACCGATCACGGCGCACTTGACATCGGTGTCCGTGTCGCCGTTCAGCACACTGTTGTTCGTGGTGCTGACGTAGACCGGGTAGTACTGGGTGACGCCAGCCGCGCCTGCCAGCCAGTCGGTCTCGACGAGAGGAGCCTCGGTCGCCGGGGCCGAGGCGTGGGTGTGCAGGGAGTCCGCGTTGCTGGCCGATCCCGCCGTAAGGGTGTTGAGGTTGGTGGCCGTCACCTGACCGACGCCAGGGGTCTGGCTGGTAGCCGTGCCACCGATCTCGAACAGGTTGGGCAGACCCTTGACCCGGAGGCCCAGGGTCGGGTTCGAGCCCTCGAACTCCAGCGTGGTCCCGTTCAGCAGGATGCCGAGACCGTTGGCGTTGCGCGAGATGCCCTTGACCGGATCGACCTTCGCCCGCAGCTGGCCCGACGCGGTGTCAACGTCGAACTCCAGGCCCGACGAACCACCCGCCGCCCCAGCGCCCTGCGCGTTGGCGTCGGTGTCGAGGTCCACCTGGATGCTGCTGATGACCCGCTTGAGGCCCTGGTCATAGGTGTAGGCCGGGGCACCCGAGAACTGCGCCCACTTGACCGGCGTGGTGTCCACGGTGATCGGGTCCACCGTGACGACATCCCAGCCCGTGTTGGCGTAGGTCGAGCCCGCGACGATGAACACGTACAGGCCCTGGTGCATCTCGGTCGCAGAGCCCTGGTCGGCGTCGGTCGCACGGGTCAGGGTGAAGCTGTTCGCCCCACCGTCACCCACAGTGGACACGTAGTACACACCGTTGTCGATGTCGGCAGTCGTGTCATCGCCCGCCTCAGCAGCAACGCACACGCGGTCGTTGACCACGAGAGCCTGCCCGTCGATGGTGTTGTAGCCGACTGCGCTGGTTGGGGCGGTGAGGGTCTTGCCCACGCCGCTGCCCGCCGCCGTGAAGCCGGTGCCGGTCTGGTTCCCGTTGTTGGGGATACCGACTTCGGAGGTGATCGTCGCATGGACGTTCTGGGTCAGCACCTTGGCGTTCTTGCCGGTCCACAGCGACTTGAGATCGATGTTCGCCCCGTTCACGAAGGCGATGGTCGCCCCGTACTGCGTGTTGATCGCGGAGGCGACTGCCGCGATGTTCGCCGGGGTGGCGAAGGTGATGGTGGTCCAGGCCGCGTCACCGTCCACCTTGACCTGCATGGTCTCCGTGGTGATCCCGCCGGTCCACGAGCCACCCGAGCCCGCGAGAACCGCCTGGGTGCCGAGGCCGCTCACCGTGCGGACGATGCACGCGGTGTGGGGATCGAGGCCGCTGGCGATGGCATCGACGTAGCCCTTCGTGGCCAGATCGTCCGCCGTGAGCGGGGTGGCGAAGTTGCTGGCGAGGTTGTGCCCACCGTCGATGGCGACACCGCCCACCCCATCGAGCACGATCTTGCCGATGTGGATGTCGTCAGCGTGGGCCATCTCCTCGGGCGAGAAGTCGGTCTGGTTGAAGAACAGCGGTCTACGAGTGGCCATGTGATCCTCTCCTTACAGAGTGGCCCGAGACTTCGCAACCCGCTTGGTCTTGGGCTTGGTCATTACCGGCTTCAACATGGCCGGTTCCTCTCCCTCAAACTGCGGCTTGCCCTCAACAACCCGCTGCATGCGGCCAGTGATGTCGTCGATGGCGATCTCCTGCATCTTGATCCCGTATGTCTGCTCGATCTGCTGATGCACCGCCACCAGGGCCTGCTGCTTGTTCTTGGACTCCTGGATCAGCGCATCTTTCTCAGCCAGCTTCTGGGCGACTTCAGGAACCTTGGAGAGCAGCACTCCCAGTTCCTGCATCGTCACCCTCAGGCTCAAGGCAACATGTCTGAACTCAGAGTCGGCTGCCCGGTACTCCATCAGCAGTGGACGGGGGAGGTAGTAGTACCCCTCAGCGTCTACCGGAGCGCCGTTCCCGTTGCTGCTTTCCTTCTTCACGATCTTGCGTGCCATGTCTCCCTCTCAATCGAGAGTGGTTACTCTCCAACTCTGGTTACTGGATCGGCGGGCTTCACCAACAGCACATTCACATCCAGACTGTACCCCAAGGTCTGCGCCCGCTGCTTCTGCCCCGACCCTGGAGCCGTAAAGTCCTCAGGGAGAGCTGGCCTCCCATCGGGCCCCACAAAGTACCTGCGACCAGGTTCCAACCCTGAGTAGATCCCAGAAGCTGGACCACCAAACTGCACTAGGCAATCCGTCCCGCCGATGGACTTCTGGGAGATGATCCCCCAGCTAGGCATCTTGGCAGGGTCCATGGGATCACATTTTGCCACCTTGTACCTACCATTCGTCCGAGGCTCACGCACGTAGACTGCATCGCCCACGTTGTCCGACACCAGGCACTCGGCCTCGACAGTGAAAGAGGCTCCCCCGCCTCCACCACTTCGACCCATAGTGACTGGCTGCAAGATCACAGGATGACCCCCATCACCGAGTAGGTCGCATTGCCACCGATACCTGCTAGGGTACACCTGTGGACTGCGACGGGAAAGGAGATCGTGATCTGTGGGGGTATGGAGAAGAAGGTCTTGTCCTTACCCCCTGCGAAGCTCACCCCGAGAGCGTTGCCTCCCGCCGCCGTGGTGTTGGTCACGATCACCATCCCTGTCGTCTGATACCCTTTGTTGGGGCCCAGATCGAACGACACCTCTACGCCCGTGGTAGGGGCGGTCCCTGTGCCATTCGAGGGATGAACCGGCTTTCCCGGCTTCATCATCGCTCACCTCCTATGTCGTGTCCCCTATAGGCGGGAGGGGCACATTGAGGACTTCACATTGCCGCACGCCTACGGGCGTGGGAGATCATAGAGAGAACGAACTACGCGGACTACTCAGCAATCGGAGCCACCTGCGGCTGCAGTGGCGTGCGCGGCGTGGCCAGCAGCTTGGGCACGTTGGCCTCCATCGCCGCCTCTGCTGCGGTCGCCAGGGTGTTCACGTCCCCGATCACAGCCGTCTTCAGTCCCGTGATGAGAGTGCCGAGGATGTCCACGAGGTTGTTGTAGCTGTTCTGCAGCTGCGCCAGCTGCTGAGAACCAAGATCACCGTGGACACGCTGCGTCTTGATGTTGGCCATGGGCTACTCCTTCGCCCGCCTCTTGACGGGTCTGCGAATGGGCTCCTCCGAAACTGGAGTAGCCTCGGGTTTGGGGGCGGGCTCAGCCGCCGCCTTTGCCTCAACCTGAGGGGCCTCCACAGGCTCAGGATGCTTCAGCTGGGGCACGGTGGTCTCCTGAGGCACCGGAGCCGTGGGAGCCGCCTCCTGGGGCTTCTGGGGGGCTTCCTGGGGCTTCCTGGGGTCCTCCAGGATGGACACCTGGGTGTCCCGCTGCATCAGGGTCGCCAGGTCATCCCTGGCGCTGCCCAAGTCCTTGACCTTGGCAATCCCCTGCATGTCGAACGAGAACACCGTCCCATTGATCACAACGTTGCGCCCCTTCAGCCGCACATGCTTGATGATCAGCATCGGGACCTCCTGCGTAGATGGGATCGGTTGCTTCAACAGCTCCTGCATTCTAGCCGTCAAGTGAGACACCGATCTACCCACGACTCTAGGCTTCCGGGGAGCAGGAACTTTGTCTTCGGGGGCATCCCCGCCCTGCTGGATCTTCATCATGCAGGAGATGCTGCAGACGTTGGCCCCTTCAGCCGCTGGTTTACCGCAAACCGTGCAGTCCATTCATCACAACGCCCCTGGGAGGACGATGCCTCCCAGGGGTCCAAGCTATCCTCTGCCTAGTCTAGCACAGAGTCAGAACCGATCCTACCGCACCGGCTGGCCGATGTTGATCAGGCGCAGCCACTTCTTGGGCGCGAACAGGATCGGAGTGCCGTACAGCAGGATCATCCAGCGATACGCCGGAGCGAGCACCGCCAGATCGAGCCGCATGAGCGGCGCGAGCTGCCTGAACGTGACGACCTGCGGGGTCAGCTCGCCCAGGTACGCGATGTTGGTGAACGGCAACAGGAAGTTCACGTCGTTGACCGCCGTGGTCCCGTTGTTGGCCTGCGAAGCCGCCGCCACCTGCATGATCAGGCTGTACTGCGCCGCCGCCGTCACCTGCGCGTTGGTCGCGCAAGCAGCCGTGCGGTAGACACGGTAGTACTCGGGCGGGAACGATCCCACCGCAGCCGCGTTCGTGAGCGTGAGCGGGAAGTGCTTCTTCGCGTCCTTGTCCCCCTGGGACATGGCCGCACCGTTCGCCATCGCCGGGCTCATCGCCGACTCGCCGAAGCGGTTGCACGCCGTCACGACGTAGCTGTAGTAGTTGGTCCCAGCCACGGCACCCTTGTTGAAGTCGCCATCCGTGCCCGCCGTGGCACCGACGATGACCGCCACCGGGCTCACCGGAGCGTTCGCATGGGTCGGGCTGGTCGGGGGGCTCGGCAGACGACGGAGGAACACGTCCGGGTTGAACTCGATGGTGCCCGCCTGGGTCGCCATCGAATTGATCGACTGGCCGATGGTCCCGTTCACGGGAGCGGGCAGAGCCACGCGCTCGCGGGGGTACATCGTCTTGACGAGATCCGACTGCACCCGGGTGCCCAGGAACAGGTCCGTCGGGTAGCCGTAGTTCTCGACGATGACGTTGGCAGCCTCTTCGATGTCGCTCTCCTGCAGAGCCTGGCCTTCCAGGTCCACGAAGGAGGTGGCGTCGATGAGGGCATCGAGACCGTCCCACTGCTCAGCCTCGCCGTCGAAGGCGAGGTTGCTGTCGGCGCTGAACAGCGCATTCTCCACCCGCTCCAGGAGCCAGAGGATGCCGTTCTGGTTCTCCAGGGCGATGACATCGCCGTGCGCGGGGTGGATCAGCGTGGCCGGATGCGTGACCTCACGGGTGGTCCCCATGAACTTCACGAGCTGCGTCCGACGGGCGTAGTTCGTGTCGGTGCTGGGGGGAAGCTCGCCTTCCTGGGTGAAGGCGTAGTTCGTTCCACCGTAGCTGATCAGCTGGTTGTACTCCTCGACCGTGCTGTAGGCCGGGGACTTCGGGATCTTCTTCCACAGCTTGATGTGGTGGTTGGTGTACGTCACCACCTTGAGGCTCGCTTCGAGAGACTCGACGCGGAGGGCGCTGCCGCCCGTCTGATTCGTGATCTGGTAGCCAGCTTCGAGTGCCTTGTTGAGATCGGCCACGTCCTGCATCGACGCGGAACCGAAACCGTTGAGGCCCTCATAGTGGCGCAGGCTGATCTGACCGTACATGGTATCCTCCTTGCCTTGCGTCAGTGGGGCCTACGACTGGCCACCGGAGAGGGACTTGACGAGCTGATCCCGAATCGCGGGATTCAGATCGCCTGTGGTCTCGAACTTCACCACGTCGAGCGTGGAGCACTGCCCCTTCTCCATCATGCCCGTCATGGTGTCCAGGATCTGAGCCTTGGTCAGCCCCTCCATGGGGTTGCCCATGCCCTTCGAGAGCGCCGACACGCCGCCCGGGACCGCCCGCAGCTGCGACTTGGGGCCGGCAGCCGGAGCAGCGCCAGTGGCCTCGACGCTCTTGTTGACCGCGCCCAGACCGTGGCCGATGTTGACCACTGCCTCGCCGAGGGCCTTGTTGAAGTCCCCCTGCTCGGTGGCGAACTGCCCGAGACGCTGATCGACGTGGGCCATGACCGTCTTCATGACGTGATCGAGGCCCGCCGCGAAGCTCTTGGTCAGCTCCATGAGGAAGTCCGAGACCTCGATCCCCTTCTGGATCGTCTCGTTCTCCTTGACCGCCTGGTTCATGGACTTGCCCATGTCAGGCTTGCCGCCGCCGAAAGCGATGGGCGGGGGAGGCGGGCCCTTGCCCCGGTCCTCGTCCTCGTCCTCGTCATCCTTCTTGGCGTCACGGGGATCACGATCCCCGCCCTTGTCGTCCTCGTCCTCGTCCTTGGACTTGTTGATGCTGTCCAGGTCCGACTTGAGAAGGGCGTACTCGTCGGCGCTGAGGGGCTGGCCCTTCATCACCTTCTCCGCGATGGACTTGCGGGCCTTGCCGGCGGTGTACTCGCCGTCCTGATCCGCACCCACGCCCTCGCCGGTCTGAGGGACCGACTCCTTGTTGCCCCCTGGCCAGGACTGGACTTCCGAGTTCCCGCCAGTGCAGATCTGAGACTTGTTCATCTCCTCAGACCCCTTGGCCAGAGCCTCCAGCCTTGCCAGGGACTTGAAGAAATCCTGCTCGCTGATCTTCTGGGACATCTTCGCCTCCCTTGTGTGGTTACGGCATCTCCCCGTTCACTACCTAGTGAACGATGCCATTCATCTCCATGACTGCATCCGTGAGCACGATGGCGTCCGCACGGGAGAACCCTCGATGCTGTTGGAGCAGGTGAACGCATTCGTCACGAGTCAGAGACTTGTAGGTGAGCGTCTTGCGCTCGCCGTCCAAGCTCTGTGGGATCAGTGCTCGTCCCATTCCCCCAGCACTGAACGCCTTCTCCTCTTCCTCTTGATCCTTCTTGAGATCCATCTTCTCTTCGGAGAGGGACCGACACGACTTGCCACAGCCGTTCTTGCACCCCTTGGCGCATGGGATCGACTTGGCAGTCTCATCCGGGTAGGTGACACCGCTGGAGCTGGCACACCACAGATCCTGTGGCACCGCACCCAGCGACTTCACCACGTCCAACCAGGTGTTGGTGTTGATGGGGGCTGCCGTGACTGCGATGTCCTGCACCCAGCACTTCAGGATGCGCTTGCCATCCCGCCGCAGCACCTTGCCCTGGATGGAGAACCCCAGCTTCCGATCTGACCGAGACGCCTCCAGGGCGTGGGCCAACTCCCAGATCGCATCCGCGACCTTGTGGTTCTCGAAGAGGTAGCCCTTGGTCCAGAGGCCCTGCGGAGTGATCTTGGCTTCAACGGGCTGACCCACCTTGTTCTCAAAGCCCGGCTTGTGATCGTTGTTGTAGTAGCCGTGCTCCAAGAAGTAGCTGAAGTCGATCCCGTGCTGAAACACGGTCTCGTCCTGAAGGTCACGATTCTCGGTGGAGGCGATGCCCTGAATCCAGCGCCGCTTCCCCTTCTCAGCTTGCTCGTTGGCTGCCTTGCAGATGTCCAGCGGGAGCCAAAAGTCGAACTCGCTGCTCTTGATCAGGTCGATCATCGTGCCTCAGAATGACAAAAGGGAGGAAGGGCTCGCGCCCGTCCTCCCTTTGTGGAGTCCCGTCGTGTGGCTATGTTCTAACCGATCCCAGGATCCTGTGTCAAGGATTATTTACGATCCCCGGTCACATAGAGCCTGGGAGCCCTGGGCACCGTCGCTGCAGCCTCATCCATCCTGACCGGGACTGCCCTCTCCTCACCGCACCCTTTGCACACCACGTAGCCCTGCCCATCCCGGAACAGCAGGATCTTGCCACGCACCTTGGTGGTGCCATTCGTGGACTTGACCAGCACTTCGCCGCAGCTGCAAGCCAGCAAGTGTTCGAGCACGATCAGCTCTTGCTCTCTTTGGTCATCCACTCCGGCAATCGAGCCGGTCCTGCCTTGAACTGGGCGAGATTCTCTTCGGCACGGTCACGGATGTTGGTCAGAGATTCGATCTTGAACTGGGAAGGAGTGGGGAGAGACCTCTCGTGATCGATCTCTCGCTGGGCTCGCGCCATGATCTGCACATACCGATCTGCGACCACGCGCAGAGTGGCAGTGCTCTCGGCTAGAGCCTGTCGGATTCTTTCGTGAGCGTCGGCCATGAGAGATCCCTACCCAAGGATACTGCTTCAGTTCCGCAGTAGCAATAGCGGGATCTTGGGCTCAGGAACCGAAACAAACAACCCCTTGGTCACGCGGCTGGTCTCCTTGCCTCCCGGCTCGTGTGTGATCTCCTCTTCCTTCTCAGGCTTGGTCATGAGGGCCCGCGTCGTCACCTCCAGGTTCTTCATCTGGCGGCGACGAAGATCACCAGTGCGCAGCTCATGGGGCGAATCGGTCATCTCGTAGGTGTGGATCTCCAGAGGCTTCTCCGAGAAGGTTCCTGCCTTGCGTGCCAGCACCTGCCACTTCTTGTAGTTCTCAGGGCTGGCAGTGCGGAACTCGGTGAGCACCTTGTCCAGTTGCTCCTCCGACATGCCAGCTGGATCCTGTCCCGTAGCTTCCTGGATAGCCCGACGGGCCTGGAGAGCAGGGAGGCCACCACGCTGGATGGCCCCGTGGATGTCCCCGTGGATGTCCCCTGAAGATCGCAGTGCGCGTCCAGGACGGTCAGCTCGCCCGTGCGCTTGCTTGATCGTGCCAGCCGTGTCCAGGTAGCCCAGCATGTGGAGACTGTCAGCTGCCTGCAGGTTGTGACCGGCTGCAGTGTCCTTGTCGATGATGAGCACCTTCAACTTGCCATCCTTGAACTTGGCCTTGCGCTCATCAATCTCCTCTGGCTTGGGGTTGTAGGTCTCCTGGTTGGCTCCCAACCCCGTGGTGTGGCGACCCAACAATCCGATCTGGGAGATCTTGTTGCGCCCCACCTTGGTAGGCGGAAAGACCTCCTGCTCCAGGGCCTCCTTGACCGCCGTGGCCTGATCTGGAGTGTCCACCACGATCACCGCCTGGTGATGCTTGTCCTTGCTCGCTGACTTCTTGACTTGCTGCACCAGTGCGTTGATCTTGGAGTTGTGCTTCCAGTTGCTGTGCTCCACTGCCGGAAGCTGAGAGCTGGCCCCCTTGCGGCGCACTACCTGACGACCCTCGCGGACCACTCCTGCTCCGTTGATGTTCTGCTCATGCTCCATCTGGATGTAGCGCAGCGCACGGGCCTGAGCGTTGGCCGCTTCGGTCTTCTTGGTCTTGAGCAACTTCTCCACCGGCATCTTCTGCCGGCGGGCTTCAACCTCCAGCTCTCGTTGGATGATGTTCTTGGCGTTACGCTCGATCTCGATCTGCCGCTCACGCTGAGAGTCCGTCCTGGTCAACGAGTGGTGGTGAGCAGTGACGCTGTAGTGCCGATCCTTCTGCTCATCGCCAATGTTCCAGGGGGAGAACAGCTGGCGAGCCTGCTCCTGCATGAGGTGCTCGTGGGTGTACGTCCCTCTCCCGAGACCTCCCAGCTGCGACTCGAACTCGGTGCGCGACGGAAGCGGGACATGGTGGTACTGCACCCGTCCCTGCTCATTCGTCTCGTAGTTGCCCCGCGAGTCCATCTTGGGAACTTCCGCCGACCAGCGCACGGCATCGTAGGCTTCCACCAGAGCCTTGCCTGCCGGGGTAGCCGTGAGCAGCATGCGGAACTCCATGGGATGGTTCTTGGAGAAGATCCGCTTGCCAGCGTTGGAACGGTTGCTGGTCTCCCCCGCTGACACCAGGGTCTGGGGCTCGTCCACGATGCGCCCCCGCACCCCCAACCGAGACAGGTGATCGATCACCGTCCCCTCGGTAGCTCCCGGTGCATGCTTCCTGCCCCACGAGAGCTGGGTCTTGGTCAGCCCAGAGTGGATGTTGCTGTCAACCAGATGCTCCAGGACAAAGACGACATTGCGATGAGCAACCCCACCATGAGCTTCCATGGTCTCTCGGATCTTGCGGAAGAACTCGTGCTGTTGCTCCTTGCCCCATCCTGTGATCCCGTAGCCCTTGGCACCATCAGCACCATCAGGAACCGCCACTACGATGGGGGTGGACTCCTTCTGGGATCCCAACTGCTCCTCGAACTCCTTCATGGACTCACCGGAAGCCGGCTTCTTCTTGCCCCCTGTGTAGCCCACGACGTTGAACTTGGTGAACTCGCGGGCATCCCCCAGCCAGTCCTGGACCTTCCCCTTGGGCACGGAGATCACATAGTTCATGTGCTCCCCAGCGGCGTGGTTGTGAGCAATCGAGGTGAGTGAGGCCAGCGTCTTGCCCCCACCCGTCACCATCGTGTTGAGCCCACCCTTGGAGCCTCGAATGGGCTTGCCGTTCTCATCGAACAGCTTGGGCTGCTGCATGAACCGAGACGAGTTGTGCTGGGAAAGCGACAGCTGCACCGCCTGGTCCGGGTTGGAGAGACGGGTCTCACGCAGCAGTGGAGGATGATCCTTGCGGGTAGGCTCATCCACGTTGTTCTTGATGTCAGCGTAGCGGTCATCCGCTGCCTGCTTGATCTGGAGCCTGGTGATCTTGTCCAGCAGACCACGCGCCCGCTTCTTGGTAACAGCTCCGGGAGCCGCCTCGACATCCTCGGGAGTCAGCGGCCCGCCCAAGCGCACCCGCACATGGGCTCCGTTCTTGTCGATCCCAATGGCTGCCATCTTGCTCTTGGGGATGTTGAGAGCTGTGCCGTCCATCTCATGGATCTCGCTGTCGGTGAGACCCAGCTGGTTGCGAGCGTAGTCGTAGGCTGCCAGCTTGGCAGCTGACTGCAGGGAAGCCTGCTTGTCGGGATCGTCGTCCACCACCGGGCCAGGAAGATCAATCCTGACATCATCCCCAGTAGAGATCGTAGGGGTAGACGTGAAGACGTTGAGCTTCTGGCTCAGCTTCTCAATCTCCCTCTCGATCTTCTTGCGATCTGCTGGGGCAGCCCGCTTGGACTCATCCTGTAGGCCCCGGATCTGAGTCATGATGGCGTGAGCAGTCTCCTTGCTCTCGGGCATCTTGGTGGCCCCGACTTCCGCCATCTGTCCCTTGACGTAGGCTTCCCGCAGCGCCACCCCCAGAGCTGCTGAAGTCTCCAGCGATCCCAACGCCGTGCCCAGGTTCTCCTGCCGGCGCTGATGCAACGACTCCAGGCTCTCGGTCTTCCCCAGCATGCGGCCCAGCACCGTCAGCGGGTTGACTTTCTCGGTCATGCCCAGCTTCTGCTCTGGGGACAGGATCTCTCCAGCCTTGGTCTGCTCGCTGATCTCCTTGATCTGCTGACGGAGGTTACCATCCTCCTCCATGGCCTTGTCTTCGATGCCCAGGACATGATCAGCATGCCACCGAGACACCTTCTCGATCAGCCCCTCCATCTCCTTCTTGCCAAACGCCTTGGCAAAGGGGCTGGCCTTGAGACGAGCCCGCTCCCCTCCCAACGCCATCTTCTCCTGCTGGGAGAGCTTGGGCACGTCGATGTCACCGGGCTCCGGGTTCAGCTGTCGGTCGATGTCACGAATGCGGCTGCGCTCCCGCTCCCCACGCTGGGCCAACTGCACCAGCCGACGAGCCACGATCATGGGAGCCACGGTCCCAGAGGTGCGATGCACCAGGCCACCGTACTGTGACTGCCCCGAAGCCTGGGGCATCTCGAACCGCTGAGTCCGTTGGTTGAACTTGACCTTGGTGGAGATCTTTCCCAGCAGGTTCTGCACCTCCTCTGAGGCCAGCACCTCCTTGGGCAAGTTCTCTGCCATCATCCCTGCCAGGGCAAACTCTGATCCCCTGCGCATGTGGGGGTCCAGCATGTTGCCGGTCTCATCGTTCCAGTAGTCGTTGAGCACCGTGTAGAAGCCAGGACCCGTAGGAGCTGCCTTCTCCTGGATCATCCGCTGCAGCTCCAGCTCCTTGTTGATCTCCTTCTGGCTGACTCCGGTGGCAGCCATGGCCTGCTCCACCGTCTGCAGGTTGACCGCCAGCTCCTCCGGGGAGACTGCCGTGCGAGGGCGCTCCTCAGCCCCAGCCTCAGCCATCTCGGTAGAGATCTTGTTGATCTCTTCCTTGGCCCGCTTGGAGGCAGCTTTGGCGATGGCGTAGTTGCGGCTCGCCTCACCCACCTGCTCCATGAAGTTCTGCTTGTCAGCTTCGGTCTCGAACGCAGGATCCTTGTCCACCTGCGCATAGGCCGGCTTTGAGATCACCTTGGTCTGCTTCTCTTCCTTCTTGCGCTCCTTGCTACGGAACCTAGAGATCGTGGCCCCCAAGTTGAGCCCAGTATCCACCCGCGAAGCATTGGCATCCTGCATCAGGGCGTCGATGCGATCCTGATCTACCCCACTGGGCAAGTTACCTGGCTCCAAGCTCTCGGCTGTCCCTTCCTCGGGTGGTGGCAGCTCAGCGGCTGCCTGCTGCTCGGCATGAGCGAAGGCAGTTGCCGCTGCCGCGTCTGCGGCCTCAGAGAGAAGCTGATCTGCGGTGTCGGTGTCGCCCTTCTGCAGAGCTTCCAGCGCCTGATGCAGCTCCTGTTCCACAGGGGCAGCACTGATGTCCACCTGGGTTGGGATCTGCTTCAGCCGGTTGATGTGGCTGTCAACCGACTTGCCCTTGCTTGCTGCATGGGCAGCACTGAGCACCACATTCTCGATCTGCTCGATCCTGGCCCGACGCTGACGACGGAAAGCAACCGTGGCCCGCTTGGCGAACTCCTCGGTCAGCTTCTTGGTGGCAGCATCCACCTTCTCGCCGGCCATGTGAATGACCTGGGCTGCTGCCTTGGTCCACGAGGAGTGGATCTTGCCTTCCGACTCAGAGGACAACGTGGTGCCCTCTTCCAGACTAAGCGCCTCGTGGAGTCGCTTGCGGTGCTCCCGCACCAGCGCCGAAGCCTGCTTGAGCGCCCCCTTGTACTCCTTCTGTGCCGCCTGGCGGCGGGTGGAGAACTCGGCGTACTTCTCGCGCCGCTGCTTCTCTACCTCGGACTCACCCTTGCTGCGTCCTCGGGTCTTGAAGGCAAAGTGACGATGCGAAAGGTGAGAGAGATAGTCCTCGGGAGTGGCCTCGCGGAGCTTCTCACCTCGATCATTGACCAGGAACTCAGTGCCGTCTTCGATCACGGTGTTGGGAGCGTGCAGCCCTCCAATGAGAGCCAGATCACCACCAGGGCGCTTCACCACCAAGATGTGGCGTCCTGCTGCCGGTCCCGTGTGGGGCGTGACCCAGGCACCCTCGCCTGGTTTCAGGGAGTCCAGATCGATCTTCCCGCCCTCTCCCGCCTCCAGCCGCTTGATGTTGGGGGAGCCATCGGTCTTCGAGACCGACTGAACCAGCTTGGTCCAGGCCCGCTGCTGGACGTTGGTGTACTTGGACTTGGTGAGATCACAAAAGACTAAGGGCTCAGAGAAGCCGTAACCGCTTCCGAACCCATCTTCCTGCTGTGACGAATCCAGCGCCGAATCAACCAGCGGCTCGGGGAGGAGTCCCTTGCTTACTCCCTCCGAACTGATCGAGATAGGAGAAGTCCTCTGACTGGGGCTGACCAGACTGAGGAGCTTCACCACCTTCGGATCCATGATCATCAGCGGTGGCGTCTTGCTCATCTTCGTCCTCACTTGGATCCGGTTGGTGAACATCCTCCACCCCTAGCTGCTTCATCCACTCGAACTGATGATCACCTTCGTGGACGGGGTAGGCGTGCATCCAGGTTGAGAACTCCTGCTCATCTGGAGTTCGATCTGGTGGGTTGGAGGATACCACAGAAACCGGAGCTGGTTCAGCCTGATAGTCACCAAAGACCTCTCCAGGCTGCTGCTCAGCGTCGTCGAAAGTGGACTGCACCAGATCCCCGTTCGCATCGTAGTCCACGCGATTGGGATCGTTGTCCGCATCCTCCACCAGATCCTTGTCCGATCCCATACCATCCTTGGGAGGGGCCTGACCTGGGGAGGTTGGTTCCTCGCTGTCCTCGGGTTCCGTTTGAGGCTTCTCTACCGGAGCTGGCTTGCCTGTGATCCTCTGACCCTTGGGATCGTAGCGCACCCACCCGTCGTGTTCGTCATCGTAGTCGTGCATGTGGTGGACGAGCCCATGGTGAGAGCGTTCGCCGCCTTCCTGATTCTGATCTTGCTCTTGGTCCTTATCCTTGACCGGGCTCATCTGCTACCTCCACCTCGGGTCCACTTCTGCATAGCAAGAATGGATCGCTTCCCACCCTTGCGTCCACCACTGATCTGGTACTGTCTTCCAGCGAACGTAGACTGCTCTGAGCTGGGGCCCACATACGACCCTCGATCATTGTGGCGCACCACATGACCGCCCTGCACCAGATCATGCAGATCCGACCACGACATGCGACGACCACTGTTGTCAGTGGGCTCCCATTCATGGGATTTGGTTCTCCTCCACGTCCCGTGGAACCTTGGGTCTGAATGCTTCACGTCGATCTTGTTCCCTGGCTCGCTCAGGGGCCCAGCCATCACCTCATGCTCATCAGTCTCAGTGCGGCGACGAAGCGCAGCCTCTTGCCCAGGCCCATGCTTGGAGGGAGACCTACGATAGGGCCCTGAGGTACGATGCCGAGGCGTGGCATCCAGAACGTGGTGGGGCTGCACCTCACCACCAGGCTCCAGCGTGTCTCTCTCCACCAGATCTTGTTTCTCCCGGGCCCGCTTCAGCTTCTCTTCCTCCTCCCGTTTGATCTCAGCCTCGCGCTCCCGCCTGGCTTCCAGCTGGGCTTTCATCTTCTCCTTGTCCTCCTGGCAGCTAGGACAGTAGGCGTCGTGGCGGCTCTCGGTCTTCTCCCCGCAGTTGCTGCAGGTGCCGTGGCGCTGCGAGCTGGAACCAGATCCCCACATCCGCTCGTGGGCTGACATCCTCGCCCGGGGCCGCTCGTCATCCTCGTACTCAGGGGGCTTATGAGGCTCGGGATT